GTTTGTTTGTTTGTTTGCAAGATTATTCTCCTTTTTTGTACATCGCAGAGAGTTGATTTGGGCTAAATCGCCAGCCTTGGTCAGTATTCTTTAGGGCATTAAAACACCATTCACTGCAGAAAAACTTACTGCGTTTTTGTTTAATACCGAGAACAATCCCGACTGCGCCCCACCAGTCGTATTCTTTACCCTCTGTACGATTAAAATACGATTTAATCTGCGCCTCGGTGACGCCCTGAAGTAGTATTAAATCCCATTTAGCACGCTCTGTAACATCAATCTCTTTGCAACGCACACCGCCGTCGCGAATAGATGAGGAATAACAGTCATAATAGATCTCGTGCTCATAATGGTGGCCGGTCGTATATTCGATTCGCTCAACCACAATCTCGCAGTGTGAGTAAGGCCCTTTAGTTAGCTTGCGAGTAATCCAATCGGAAAAGCGCGCTAAAAGTGCGGTCGGATGCCATCCTGTTTTTTTGCCTTTGTATAAAGCAAGATACACTTTATCCATTGTTGTAAGCCTCCATTAAACTATCCATTTGTTTAATAATGTCGTCATGGATTGATTGCATTTGCTCAAGTGTGAGATTGGGTTGTTTTAACTCATACTTGCGCATGCGTTGATTTGCTAATTCGACCTGCAGTTTTTCAAGTCCCGCCGCCTGCGTTAAAATCAAGTTTGTGGCGGTCTTGTTATCCAGCCCGGCACGTTGAGCAAAATCCGTGATATAACGACTACATTCGCCTTCATAATTTGCGGATTTATACGCTTCTGCCGCCGCTTGGCGCTCACGATACTCACTTTCGAAGCGTGTCCATGTGCTGTAGATTTTTGCTGCGTGCTCATCAATATTAGCGATAAGTTGAGTTTGGGTTTCGGCTAAAAGTGCGGTCATTTTTGTCTGCGAAATCTCCCATACTTTGCCGTCCCACTCATGGGCTTTAGATGGCTGCAATGGACGAGCGTAAAACGCCCCACCTTTAAACGTAATATCATCACCACTTATCGCTAAATATTGCTGATATTGTGCGTCTGTCAGCTCAATGAGCGTTGATTTGTCAATGTTGTAAAGTGCAACAAAATCACTATCAATCAACTCAAAATGCCCGTCTTTATCAATGATGTGTAGTAAATACATATTAATAACCCTCGACTTTAATCATCATATCCAGTGCCTCTTCGTAGCCGCCTGTCCATCTTTTAACGCAAAAGCTCAATCTGTTTTTTATGTCTCCCTGTTTTTCAAAGGCCCACAGCGGTCTAATCCACTCTGCAGCTTCGGCTTCGGTCGTTACTTGTGATGTAACGCCGGTACCTTCCGTTCTTGATAATGTCGCTTCTGCCCAAGTTATTTTTTGCGGCATTGCCGTCCATAATTCTACCGGGATTTCAGGGCATCTATTTGAGCCACCGACTGCCTTTTCGAGTGCAAACCAACTAATGCGGAAATTTTGCAAATGAAAAAATTGAACAATTCTGCCATCTGGGTACACCTCGGTATAACCCGTGATGTTAATGCTTTTGCTTGTCCCATTGTCCCAATCTGCACGCGTGCCTTTGATTGTGCGGGTGTAGTTTTTACGCACTACATTTTTGATTAATGTTGTCACGCCGCTATTAAAATCAACAATATCAGATACTGTGTGCGTATGATTGCGGTCAGCTTTGTCTTGTAATCCTTGCGCTAGATACCCTGCATCTAACGCACCAATATTGACTACCTCACCGTGCGATTTAACCCAAAATTGTACACCATCAAAGCTGTTTAGCGCTTTGATGCAAAGTTTTAATACAAGTGATTTTGGTCTGTTTTCGTCTGCAGTAGGGACTACTCTCGATGCGTCAAAATCAAATGAGACTGATTGTTCGCCAGCTCCTCCAGACTCAGATGACCACGTTCGATTAGCATACTGTGTGCCGATAGCTCCTGTAGCTATCATTTTTCCTTCAAGCACTTGGCTTCCGGTTCCCAAATGCGAGCCATCAAGTTTACCGGTGATATTTCGGATAGCATCTTCTTGGATTTTACCCACTTGCAACCCATTGCCAGCATTTCGTAAAAATCTATCCGAAGCCTTTGGCACGGCGGAAATTGAACCATATTTCTGAATGAGGTGGTTATAGAGCTCTGGATAGCGTTGAGACGTAACCTGTGTTGCAATATCATCAAATGCTATCCACCCAGTTGGGATGTTGTCAGTTGCAAAATACGCAGTCATACCAACATCAGAACGGTTAAGATTTGGTAATTGATTTGTACCAAGCGTACGATACAAATCCGGAAATGCCGACGAGCTAAATGTTGTTCCGTTTGCTTTTAGGAATCCGTTTGGGTTAGCAAACTCCTTCGGAAACGCAACGATGGCACCAACAGGAAGTCCTTTTTTAGATGCCGAATCAAGGGCGTCATCCAGTCCCTGAATGTCACTCACAACATGCCCATGGGTTTTATCCGCTTTACCTTCGAGTTTTTCGGCCACTTTTGCATCGACCACTCCACGAATTGCCTCGGTAATTTGATTGAGCTTGTTTTTATCCGGGGTGATTTTTGCCTCTTTTAAAATATTAAGCAGCTCAGCCTGCACAATGTTAAACCAATCCGCCCCCGGATAACTTGGAGCCACACCGTTACCGCCCTCTGTAAACCAGTGTGTATCTGCGGGTTCAAATTTTTTGGATTTAATTTCCGGCATGGTTTTTACACCAGAATCATTATCTAATGCGTACATGTCATTCCTCTTTGTAGATAAAAATCATTTCGAGATGCGAATAGCAAAAGCGCTGCAAAAAACACTCCACTTTTGAGCGCTCAAACATCACCAATTCTTGCGTAACATCATCTAAACACGTTGCGCGTTGCATAGCTTTTGAGTTTGTGTAAACAAACACACGCCATGCGTTCTCTTGCGGATAAAGTGGATAAAGGCAATCACGCTCACAATGATGTGGATAATGCGAGACCACATTTATGGCGTAACCGGCTTGCTTTGCAATATCCTCTAAATAATGCTTATTAAATGAGCCAACCTCATTGTCTTTTGCTCTCAATGCCTCCCTGCGGGCGGCAACGGTGCTAATTTCGGAGCATTCCGGCAAGCCAAAAAATTGCTCCCAGTCATCTAATAAAATGAGCGCGTTGCCCGGCATGCGCTCTGATATGAGTTGTTGGGCGGTCGCATTTACCAACTCTAATTGTTCGGCGCGAACGGAGAGTAACTTGGCTAACACGCTGTCATAACTGCGGTGCCAGGCTAATCCCACCGGCAAAAGCTTGATTGCTGCATCAAGATATTGAGCCTGCTTTATGCTTGCCATGTAATATCACCCAACTTAATGATTTCGCCTTTACCCAGTTCGATGTCCTGCGTTGGATACGTTACGCTATTGTCTACCTCGCCAATGACGTTAGATACAATTGCCCGCAAATGAGAGAGATAGACGGTTTTTTCCGGTTCTACCGTTGCAAAATAAGCCACAAGGGCATTTTTAACCGCAGTTTTTAGCTCGGTTGTTGCCGGGACAAGCCGAATAGTAAGCGCTTGTGTTCGGACTTTAGGTGCAAAAACAAATAACTCATTCCCGGCAGGCATACCTTCCCACAAACCTGTTACCGGATTGCGGTGCCCCTCAATGTGTTTTGTTACTTTTGCAATGTCTTCGCCCGTCGGCAAAATGTCGCCTCGGTCATCACAAACAATCGCCACGCCTGTCGTACCACCTCCGCGATAGCGCGGGTAACACCAAGCACGAGTAATACCTGGCACTTCCCTTGCCCAACGTACATAATCATGAGGAGCGCCACCCGCCGGTGGAAATTGCACACGCTGAATAAGTCGTGAGAGGAGTTGATACAGACTCTCAATTTCTGCGCCGCCGCTCATAGACTTAACGATGGCTTTCGGTTTAACGCCTAAAATCGCGTTTGTGAGCGTTAATGATTCGCCGCTTGATAAATTGCCAATAGAGCCTTCTGTGGTGCACACAACGGCAACGTCAAATGCACCAACTGTCGCTGTTTGATTTGTTGTCGTAACAAAAATTAAACCCGTCGGGCCATGCTGAAATTTAGTGCCTTTTGTGATTTCTGCCTGCACTGCAACATCTAACGTAATAATCCCCGCGGATTTTGTTGCAGGTTTACGAGAGATCCCTTTATAAAGGGCATATTCGATTAGGTATGATTCATCGGCCGTGGTTGGGATGATTTGCTTGGCAATGTAGTCAAGATGGACATGTTCGCCCGCACTTAACGCCGCACAAACACGATTAATGACTGTGATGACATTATTGCGTTTTAAACCGGGTAAACGATGTGCAATCTGTTGATCGCCTTGCGTGATAAGTTGTGTCAGTGTTGGTGTTTGATAGGGCATTAACTACTCCAGCGAGTTGAGAACGTTAATTGGTCTTTGCTGCCATCGGGCAGAATCACAATAATAGTTAGCAACAGCACTTGAGCATTTGGGTTGGATGCGACCACTTGATAATCAATAACCAGCTTATCATCAATAAGCCAGCTTAACGCTTGGGTCGCATAAGTTTGCGCGTCATCAAGGACGGATTGGAGTTGTTTCTCGCGGCCAAGAAGCCATAATTTTGACCCGGTGCGATGAGTATTGTCATCGCCAAAATCATCTCCCCACCAGCCACGCTCATCACCAACCCGTAAATCGGTAAATAAGCTAATAACAATAGCGGTGGTAAGACTATCATCAAGCATTAACTCATCGTTGATAACCACTAAATCTCCGTGACCGTCCACCCAAGTTAATGCTAAATCTGACATATACCCTCTACACCGGTTTACCTACACCTTTTTCGTGGTCGTGGTCTTTGCCACTTTTACCGCTTGAAATGTGATCATTTGCTGTTGATGTACCAATAATATCAACGTCACCGATGAATTGAGTTTGTGGACTATCAAAGACGATTTCATCGGCTTGCACGGTAAATTTTTTACATTTAAGTATCGCCTCGCCTTTTTCGGTGAGCAAAAGATTATGTCCCTCAAGATGATACATCACCGAATCACCTGCTTTGAGATTAGTTGGGCGGACACCTTTATCATCAACGACAATAACAACAACGTGTGACCGCTTACCGCCCACCTCTAATGCAATCACCTCGCCGGCAACCGGAACTGAAGAGAAGCCATAATTTTGAAAACGCTCCGCGTCATCAATCACCTCGTCAGATTGCAAACGGATCTGTAAATTTTGGCGCTTATGCTCGTCTGACACAAAAGCCATCACCCCGCGATTAATAAGCAGTTTTAAACTGCGTTTAATGGGCGCTAAAATACGATTTAAACCTTGCATGCTTTTACTCTTATTTAAAATCGCTAAATTCTTTAACTTTGTCTTTATCTGATTTTTTAGATGCTTTTGAGTTTTTGCCGCTTAACGCTTCCGGTGGCTCACTAAATGCATCACGATGCATTAATGTGATATACGTTTTAGTGCCTCCTTCATCAAGCACATACCGACAATCCACAATCAACCGCTCCTCTTTGTTGATGCCAAGCTGGGGCGCGTGTAAGGTCACTAGCTCATTGGGCAACCAAAGCGTGCCGTCTTCTTTTTGCCAGCCTTGCACAACCACGTTTGAGCGCTTTCCCTCTGCGTTATTACGCTGTTTCTCCCACGTTGCACGAGCATAACCGGTAGAGCCGGTCATATTGTCGTCAGCAATTAATAACATCGGGCGATAACGAGTAATCTCTGTATCGGTCACTTCCGCTTTTAATCCGCTTGCACTCATACTTACCCCCAAACATCCGCTTCTTTGCTTTCTTTATTGCCTTTCTCTCCGCCCTGTTCCGCGTCCCCGATGACGCGGTAAAGCGAAAAACGTTGTGTCCAATCATCATTAAGCTCTATTTCGAGCAGATTTTTGCCTAACGTAAACTCTCCGACTAATTTGTCGCTAGGGTCGGTAAAGACAAGGTTGCCGTCCACATCAGATGTGACAAGCACCCCTTTATGACGTGCTGCTTTGCTAAGCGTGTCAAACGCGGTTTCGCCCGGTTCAATTTGCCAAACACTTATCTTTTCGTTCGCTCCTGGTTCTGTAACCTGCCACATAACTTTGATATTAAACGGCCGACAAATAGCTTCTGCGATTTGTTGTAATGTTTGATTTTTAAAATGATAACTTTGATGCAGTACCGAGCAATCCACTAAATCCGCGGTTTTATCCCGCCCAGTGGCCTTAATGTCTTTGTTTTTGTCTGTCACATGTTGTGTAAGCGCATCAAGATGCCCGGTAATAACTGTCTGCCCATTAATTTTAAGTACGACCGGTGCGCCTGGCTGGATTTGTGATACATCAGCATCGGGACGGACTGCAATACCTATCTCAAACTGTCCGCTCATTGACTCGAGCGATCTAAATACGGACAAACTCGTCCAGCCCGAAAAAATATGATCTTTTAAGTACAACTCAATTTTTGGGGTGCTCATTGTAATACCTCAACGGTTGTACCACCGATACAAAACAAGGGATGATAAACCCCATTGCGCTCGGCAAACTGTTGCCATTTTTGGCTATTGCCACTATGAGTGTACTGTACAACTAGCGCAGGGTAAGTATCTTTAAGCGCCACATTTTTAACACTAGATAACTGTTCTCCACGTGTTCGTAAGTCTGCAATGATGGCGCTTCTAAATTGCTCCAAGGCTTGATAGCTTTGCCAGTTTTCGGCATCCGCATTATCCAAAATGACCTCTTCGAGCTGTTTGTCAATCTCCTCAATTAATAATGCCACATCTGTTTTAGATTCAATGCTTTGCGCATTGTGATCTAACGTATCTGTCAACGCTTGAGATGCCGCTTTTGCTTGCTCCACCGCAAGGGTAGTTTTAATCAACCGGGCAACATTAAATTGCAGCTTAGTCATAAACGCCTGAGCAAGAGCCTCTGAGCTTGCTAAATCAGCATTACGGATAGCGACGGCCCCCGTCGGTTGATGGCGTTGTGCATTTATAATTGAGCTCAACTTAGCGCGAGGCATTTCGTTTTTGTTTTTGAGCGTATCTGTAATCGCACCGTGAATAACGGTTGCAGTAAGAGATCCTTGGTTAAAGGCTTGCTTTGCTTTAATGCCGGGCGCTTGTTTAAACTGCACCAAGCCTTGCAATGTTTTTGCGAGCATAAGAGGAGAGCGCACAAGACCGGTGATATGATTTTTAAGTGCAAGTGCTTTGCTTTTCATTTCACCGATATTGGCGGCCACAGCATTGATATTTTCAAATGCTGACTCAACAAACCCCATCACTGAGCCGGCAAATTGTAAAACGGGGTTATCTAACAAGCTGTCTACAAAACTCTGCATGCCCTCAAGTTGCTCAGCAAAATCAGACGATAGCGCATTGATTACATTGGTATATTGTGCCAACGCCGAAAATTGCGTGTTTTTTGCTGTTTCCGGGGCGTTTTCTTTGATGTCCGGGGTGAATGTAATGTCAAAGCGCGTCACCCGTAAATGCCCGGTGGAATAGTGCGCTTTATAGCTATCGACGCAAACATCAATATTCTTAAAAAAAGGATGCTTTAATTCACCGCGACCTTTTTCTAACGCATCAATTAATTTTTCTGCTTGGGCAATATGATCATCTCCAATGACTAAACAGGAGATGTTATACGACCGCACTTTTTTACCCAGGTCTTCGGTTAATCCATCATCCCGAAGAGGGTATTCATGCTTCACCAATCGGCGGCCACCTTCGAGGGTTTGATTCTCCTCGATTAAAAATGGCACACCTGCAAAACTGCCTTTACCTGTAATTTTAGCCATAATTAATCGCTCCCATAGAGTTCGGTTCCCATATAGCCTGTTGTCGTTTTTATATGTAAGTAATTATTGCCGGTGTTGGTGTTAAGATTAGTATTTCCGACAGTGGCCGTTGTGCCATCTGCGGCTTTGACTTTAACTTCGATTTCTCCGTTAAGTTTGGTTTCTTTCGGCTCCGGTGACGATAACATCTCACCAACCTCACTTCCGAGCCAACCTCCAAGCCAATCCCCTAGCACACCGCCGATTGCAGCACCCAGTACCGGGATAGGGATTAATGTTTGTCCAATAAACGCCCCCGCAGTAGCCCCAGCCATTGAGCCGATAGACTCGCTTTTTTCTTTTGTTGTTGCGGTGTCGTCCGCCAAAATCATTGCCCCCTCTGCGAGCGCCAACCCAGTACCGATTGCCGGTAATCTTTTTGCCGTATTAGCCATCGCACCGGCTGCTGTTTTGGCAACATTAGTCGTTGCCAACATAGCTGTTTTAGCCGCTGTTTTTACGC